TATCTATCCTTTGGCTATCAAGCCGCCCAAATAAACCGACAGCTCCTAAGGAATGGATGTAACGCAAATACCATACCTGGAGTAAGCCGTAAACAATTGAACAATTAAAAATGTCCTTGACATGGGGTACACATCAATGAGGACAAAGAATCTGTGCGCGACGATCTGTTTTCCAGGTACAAGGAGTATTGCGGCAACGCGGGAATGAAGCCGGTCTCCCAGGCCAATTTCAACAAAGAAATCGAGGCTAGTTATCCAGGCGTTAAGCGGTCAAGAGATAGACTCTCCAAACGCAGAACCTGGAAGGGTATCGTTTTTTGTGAAGGAGGAAAGGAGCAGGAATGAGTGGTTGCGACCGGCTTGACCGGGTTGGGACCAGGTTTATGACCGGGGAAAAAGCGGGCCAGTTGGGTCTTGGACCGGGATGACCGGGTTTTTTCTATTCTTCGCGTTATAACCATGGTGAGATATATGTAGTAGAAAAAATAAAAATATATATAAGGACTCTATTTTACCCGGTCATCCCGGTTCCGCTGGTCATACGCCTGTGGATATTATGGCCGAAAAACAAATAGTAGCCGCGATAATGCGGCATCTAAAGACTGTTCCGGACTGCTTCTGCTTTAAAGAGCATGGCGGCATGTACGGCACAGCCGGTCTCCCTGACATCATCTGCTGCATCAGCGGGCGGTTTGTCGCCTTTGAGGTTAAACAACCGTCGGGGAATCTGACTAAGCTTCAGGAAGCAACGATACAAAGAATCAAAGACGCAAAGGGCAAAGCCTACAAGGTTTCAAGCGTCGAGGAGGTTAAATCCATTCTCGCCAACTTGGAGGTGTAGCCTTTATGGAGAATAAATGTTTTGCTTTAGGCGGCCATAACCGCTGCCGGATACTCACTGTTTATGAATGCCCCGGATCTGACTGTTCCTTCTTTAAAACCCCAAAGGAAGCGGCGGAATCCCTAAGAAAAGCTAACGCCAGGCTGGCCAGCCTGGACAAAGATTACCAGAAGCATATCGCTGATACTTATTACCGCGGCAAGATGCCCTGGCTTCAAGGCGGTGACGGCAATGACTGTTAAGGAGTACCTGACCCAGGCTTACCGCATCGACCAGCGCATTAACAGCAAGCTGGAGCAGGTCGCCTCCCTCAGGGAACTGGCGTCCAAGGCAACGGCAACCCTGTCCGATATGCCCCACAAACCCAATAGAAACACCGGCTCCATGGAAACCATCATCTGCAAGATGATTGACCTGGAGAACGAGATCAATCATGACATCGATACCCTGGTGGATTTGAAACGTGACATTGTGATGATAATTAAAAGGATTGAGAATCCGGAATACCAGACACTTTTGGAACTTCGCTATCTCTGCTTCAAGACGTGGGAGCAGATTGCGGTTGATATGGGTTACAGCCTGCAATATGCCTTCAGGATGCATGAGAAAGCGCTTAAAATGATCGAGTCTGGCAAAGAGGAGAGTAAAGTTGATAAAAAGAGAGTTGCGATGGTGGTAAAATAGTATCGTAAAGAAGTATAAATGAGCCCTCGCGGGATGAACTGGCGGGGGCTTTTTTCATGCCTGAACGGAGATGAGTATATTGCCATATACACCTAAACGGCCCTGCAGCTATCCCGGCTGCCCCAAGTTGACAGAGGGACGCTTCTGCGAGGAACACGCCAAACAGGAAGCCGCGAGATACGAGAAATACCAGCGCGACCCCGCCATGAAGAAACGCTACAACAGGACTTGGAAACGCATTCGCGACCGGTATATAAATGATCATCCCCTTTGCGAAAGGTGTCAGAAGGAAGGCAAATTGACACCAGCTGAGGAGGTGCACCATGTTGTACCGCTTTCAAGGGGTGGAACCCATGCAGCGGATAATCTCATGGCGTTATGCACTAGCTGCCACTCAACCATAACAGCTAAGGAAGGCGGCCGCTGGGGGTAAAGAGATATATCACAAAGCGATGGTTAAGAATTGGCATCATTACTTCATGTACCGCTTCAGTTCTTCATAGAAGTTTTCGCGGGTACCCGCAAGTATCACGACTACGGTTTCGTCATCTTCTTCAACAATGGTATAGGCCAACTCGTAGTTGGTTTTATTGTGGAAGACATCACAGCAATATACGCCGCTAAGATCACCGGTTTTAGGTTCACCAAAATAGGGATCTAGCAGAAGCTGGTCAATGACGGCTTGAAATTTGTCTTTCAGCGGTTTCTCTTTTAGCTTTTTGAAATAGCGTACTGCGGGAGGCAGAATGACTAATTTGGTCATCAGTCTGCCTCCGGGCCAAAAACATCTTCATAAGTTTTGCTCGATGCTTGGCCCTGAGCAGCAAGACGGGCTTCATCAAGCAAGCGTTCCACAGCGGGACGGATTTGGCGGCGGGTTTCCTTAAACTTATCAAGCAGTTCTTGTCCTGACAGCCCTTGAGCTATTAAATCGGCCAGGATCTGTTCGTCAAATTCGCCGCTGCTTTCCCGGATGGGACGGATGATGATGGCATTGTTTTGGACATAGCATTCTACTTCCTTGTCAATGCCGAGGCTGTTATAGAACTCAATCGGTATGGTTATCTGGCGTTTCTGAGATACCGAGATACGTTTTTTTATCATAGGATTTTCTCCTTTGGTTTTAACTTGCGGCATTAGTATTCCTCCTTTGGTAGTATATGCTGATCTAACTGAAAACATACAAAGAATCTTTGATTAAATAATAACAAAGAAACAAAGAACACTCAAGGGGAGGGGGAGGAAAATCCTTGTTTCTTTGCGCCTGGAGAACGGGCGGCCCCCTTCGCGTGCAAAAATGGCAGTTCAAACGGGGGATTAAACCAAAGTGGGAATAAGCTTCAAGGTCTTGTAATATGAGATAGACTTGCAATATAGTGATATTATTTAAAATACAGGTAAAACATGGTAACACTTAAGGAGGGTGCTATGGGTCAGCAAATATTGATTAATGACTATCAAGAAATCCAATTCTATAAGAATAAGATATTGGCTAACACAGAGGCAACCGTAAAAAAAATTAGCAATATATTTTCCACTACAGATAGCGTAGATGCGATGAAGATGGTGAAGTTTACAAAATGCGGACTTGATCCTTTGTTCGAAGTTGAACAGAATTTTATAGAGCAAACAAATCAGACTTTTACGTATCTAGTTAGCTTGGATGCAGTACAAATCTTGATGGATAGACATGGGGAAGCTAAATTCATTGTAAATCTGGGTGCACAAAATGGTTTTGACATCGTTTCCCACGATAACAGTATTATTTGTGAATGTTTTGCAAATGTTACTCCCGATAATAACAGAAAGCTTGAACTTGACGTAAAACGTGTCAGCCAATATGAAGATGCAAAATATAGGTATGTTATCTTCTATTCTGAGGAGGACAAAAGTACATACGTGAATAGGATAAAAAATACTTATCCTAACGTTACCATTATTAAGCTAAAAGACATTTAAGGGTAGGAAATTAGACTTAGGAGAAAAAATCTCGGGGGCTGCCAGTCTTAAGACTGTGCGGCCCCTTGTTTATGAACTGAGGTTTAAACGGGGGATAAAACCCTGCCCTGGCAAGGAGGTGAAGGCCTGTGGCGAAAGATGGGACGAACAGGGGCGGTCGCCGGGTCCGCGCCGGCGACAAGCCGCAATCCCTGGCTGATAAAATCACAGCCGGAAAGGCTGCAAAGATTTTAGGAGCCCCGGAACTGCAACCTGAGTCGATGCTCGAAGCGGAGGAACTTGAGGATGCGGCAGATTTATACGGAGAAGATATGCCCGCACCCAGCGATTACCTCAGCGCGAGGCAGAAAGACGGTAAGCCGCTGGGCGCTGGCGATCTGTTCATAGAAACCTGGAAATGGCTCAAAGACCGCGGCTGCGAAAAGTTCGTCAACCCGCGGCTGATCGAAGCGTATGCCCAGGCGTTTACGCGCTACATCCAGTGTGAAGAAGCCATCAGTACCTACGGACTCTTAGGCAAGCACCCGACCACGGGCGGCGCGATGGCCAGTCCGTTCGTGCAGATGAGCCAATCGTTTCAGAAACAGGCGAACCTCATCTGGTATGAGATTTTTGACATTGTTAAGCAGAATTGCACCACGGCCTTCGTTGGCAATCCGCAGGACGACATTATGGAAGCTTTGCTGTCAGGCAGGAAAGGACGATAAGAATGAACACAACCGAGCGTTTTGAAAAAGTGAATATCGACCGACTGGTGCCTTATGCCCGTAATGCCCGCACTCACAGCAAGGAACAGATACTCCAGCTTAGAGCATCACTCCGGGAGTTTGGATTCGTAAACCCGGTCATCGTAGATAAAGATCTTAATATAATTGCCGGGCATGGGCGCATCCTGGCCGCCAAGGAGGAAGGCATAACCCAAGTGCCCTGCGTATTCGCAGAACATTTGACCGAAGCTCAGAAGCGGGCTTACATTATTGCCGACAACCGCCTGGCCCTGAACGCTGGCTGGGACGCTGAAATGCTCTCGGTGGAGATTGCCGATCTACAGGCTGCCGACTTTGATGTATCGCTCCTGGGTTTCGACGATGCGGAACTGAATAAGCTGCTAGGCGCTCTTGAGGACGTGAAAGACGACGACTTTGACGTGGAAAGCGAACTCGCCAAGCCTGCCGTAACCCAGCCGGGTGACCTGTGGCTTTTGGGCCAGCACCGGGTTGTCTGCGGCGACAGTACTAGAGCTGAGACCTTTTCTCTGCTCATGGACGGGAAACCAGCCAACCTCGTGGTGACTGACCCGCCGTACAACGTCAACTATGAAGGCACGGCAGGAAAAATCAAAAACGACAACATGGCGGACCAGAAGTTCTACCAGTTTCTGCTGGACGCTTTCACCCTGACCGAAAAGGCAATGGCCAAGGATGCCAGTATCTATGTATTCCACGCCGACACCGAGGGGTTTAATTTCCGCAAAGCGTTTAAGGATGCGGGATTTTACCTGTCAGGAACATGCATCTGGAAGAAACAGTCGTTGGTCTTAGGACGTTCACCTTACCAGTGGCAGCACGAGCCGGTACTCTTCGGCTGGAAGAAAACGGGTAAACACGCCTGGTACTCCGACCGCAAGCAGTCCACCATCTGGGAGTTCGACAAACCTAGGAAAAACACTGATCATCCGACCATGAAGCCCGTGCCGCTGGTAGCCTACCCCATACTAAACTCCAGCATGACGGGCTGTATTGTTCTAGATCCATTCGGCGGTTCGGGCAGCACCCTGATCGCCTGTGAACAGACCAGCCGGATTTGCAACACCGTGGAACTGGACGAGAAGTTCTGTGATGTAATAGTCAAAAGGTACATTGAGTTTAAGAACTCAGATGCTGGTGTTTTCCTTGTGCGCGGCGGGCAGAAAATTCCCTTTGAAAGCGTGGAAAAAATGGTGTAAAGGCTTGCTATTACACCGGTGTAGAGTGATGTATATGACTACCAAAATAGAAAGGTGGTCGATTCCATGGAGTTTAAGTTTAAGTTTAACGTTACCGGCGCCAGGCGCAAGGAACTTGTGATGGCGATCAGTGAAATCTTGAATACCGCGCCGGAATACCAAGGCGCACCGACTTTTGCTTATGTCGTCGGCGAGTATGCCGTCAATAAGGAAGGCACCCTTTGCACCAGTGAAATCAGCGGCGACGAAGACCTTGAGCGACTGCTTAACGAGCTTGGTCGGCGAGGATTTCAATTCGAAGCGCCCGACGAGTTGGCGATCGAGTTTCCCAGAGAGGGTTTCAGTGAAGCCGCCATTGCCAATCTGGAGCGGCTGGTTAAGAGCAAGGAAAACCTCATCAAAAAAGCCCTGGGCACAGACCGGCTGCCGATTGAGCAGACCGAGGACAGGTTGCGCTTCCCCTGGTTTTCTGGCAGCCTAACGGCAGAAGAAGTCAACGCCTATGCCCGCTTCATCGGGGCGCTTTGCGCGATGGCCAAGAAACAGAAGCGGGTAACGGCTACCGAAAAGGCTTATGACAATGAGAAGTACACCTTTCGCTGCTTCCTGCTGCGGCTGGGATTTATAGGTCCGGAGTACAAAAAGGAGCGACAGGTCTTGCTCTCTAAGCTAAGCGGTAGTGCCGCTTTCAAAAACGGTCAGCGCAACCCGGAGGAGGTGCAGGAAGCATGAAGCAGATTCATCCGGAAATGTTAAAGGCGCTCAGGTCATTTTATCCTCCGGGTACTCGGGTAGAACTGGTGCGCATGGATGACTCGTATACCAGGTTGAAGCCTGGAGACCAGGGCAC